GCCCTTTCGGGCTTCTCAGAGGGCTATTGCCCTCTTGTGTTGGTGTACTTACTGAGAGGACCGAGAGATGATTAGAGAAGCTATGAGCTACGCCAACGTCGGCTCGCAGACCAATAGGTCGGAGTTCCGGGCTGGTAGTAACTGTAAGCTATACTCGTCATCCGAGGGGCTTATGAACGGTGGTATCTCCCAATGGGTCTATCGAGACGGTTCGCATGTCTCGAAGAAAGACTCAACGGGATTCCGCCCGCCAACCCCTTATTACGGTGGGTATCTCTACTGTGAGACTATGCCTCGTGGTGTTATTGCCACTAAAGGCCCTTGTCCTACATGGAAGAATCAACCTGCCGTACTCGGTGTTGCTCAGTTATATCGGTACCCTGCACACCTGCTCAAAGCACCTGACATATCAGACGCTAACCCCGTTATCCTTCGTTTGAAGGAGTTTGGCCTCACACAGGCGATGTCCAGAGTTAACCTCTCGGACTTTAACCTTGGTGTGGCTCTTGGGGAACGCGCCCAGACTTATCGTCTGGTCAGGGACACGGTCCTGGAGTTCACTCACTTCGTGAGGGACCTCAGGAAAGGTCGAATCGGCCCGATTACCCGGCGCCTACGGACCACAGACCCGTTCAAGCTTTGGCTCAGTTATCGCTATGGCTGGAGACAGCTGTATAACGATATACTGGGCCTGCTTGAGCGTGTCGAGGACCTCGGCGTTCAGGGAAAAGGAAGTCGTGTTTACACGAAGTCCTATATCGAGGTGCCGTTCTCGACAGCTGGGTTGTCAACCTTGACTTCCTACGCTGGCGTGAATAGCACAATCACAGGCGTTGCCTTTTGTAAGACGCGCCTTGATTTCGTTATCGAAAACCCGCAGAGGTTCTTGTTGAACCAATTCGGGATCGACCCGTCCGTTGTCGTGTGGGAACTGTTGCCGTGGTCTTTTGTTCTCGATTGGTTCCTTAATGTTGGGAACTTCCTCGAGGCAATTGCCTATGTCGGAGGACTCGACTACCTGGGTGGTACCCAGACGGTCGGTTGTAAGTACTCCGAACAGGTTAAGATCACAAGCGGTACTTCTTGGACAGTTAACGGATCGATTAAAAGCCTCGGCTTTCGATTCGATCGACAACTCGTTAACTACCCTGTTCCCAAACTTGCTTTGAACCCGTATGCCATTTCTGGTCAGTTCTCGGCGACGCGAATAGCTGATGCGATTTCGCTGGCCAAGGCTGCCATTTCTGGCTCCTTTAAACCTCCAAGATAGGAGATTGTCACATGGGACAGGCTACTGCCTTCACCGTGAATGACGGCTCTGCCGTCGCCCACACGTTCACTCCTTCCCTCGTTTCGAGCGGGAGTGTGGAGTATCGCAACTTCGCGGCCACCTATTCGATGGCTCAAGACGTTGTTAACGCCACCACCTCCGCGTCCGGCACGTTGCGGAAGGTGAACGTTGCCCTGCGAGCACCCCGACTGGTCGTTGAAACCGTTAATACGGTCAACGTCCCGTCGGTGCCCGACTACGTGACGTTTAAGTTCGAGGCTCTCGTTCCGAAAGCGTGGGGTACCACTGAAATCAGTGATAACCTCGCGCTCTTCTTGAACGTGGTTGCCCAAACGGATTTCGAGAAAATGGTGGAAACTGGTGAAGGCGTCTATTAAACGCCTTCACCAGACCATCGCTCGCGATCTACCCTCAAACGTCGTACCCATTGGAGTAAAACCATGGATAATCGTAGTCGTGCTAACACTCGCTACATGCGTAAGTCTATCGACCCTCTGGAACTCTTCAGAAGGCTGTCAGGAGCTCTTGGAGTTCCTGCATCTGATCGTCCCTCTCATATTGTGAGAGGGACTTTCCCGGACGTCCATGCGGACAATTTCCGGGACAGATACCTGCTGTCTGAGATACTGAGGAAATACCCCGGTTTCGACCTGGGTATCGATACTCGTCAGGTTGCGCTTCAAAGTCTAATAGACCAAGAGCAAACCAATCGTGAGACCAACCACCGACTGTCCACACTACCTCGCGAAATCGATTTCGCCGTTCTGCAGGCAATTCCGCTTGCGGCTCGAAAAGTTAGGAGTGTGTTAGGTCGGTTCCGTTGGGATCACTGGCTTGACGGCTTACGTTTCGGGCCAGGGGCTACAACTCGCCTGAGTGCCTCATCAGCACATTTGGGCGGGAAGCTCACTGGTGCACCACACGTCACCGACATGGCTTACGAAACAGCCGAGCTTGCTATTCTCTCATCACCTTCTTGGTGCGAGGGTCTAGAGTTCGACCGTGCCGAATCGCCATTAGTCGTAAGGAATTACGACAAGGTGACGTGTGTTCCCAAGAATGCGAAGACTGGGCGTACTATCGGGATACAACCCGATATGAACGTTTATATGCAGCTTGGTGTTGCATACGTCATGAGGAAGAAGTTCCGTAAATGGAATATCAACCTTAATGACCAGTCTTTGAACCAAACCCGCGCTTACGAGGCATCGCTAACAGGCCGTCTTGCGACGGTCGATCTGACGAATGCTTCGAACTCCCTCACCACTGAGCTGGTTTGGCGACTGGTAGGAGACCAGTCGCTCGACTATGAACGTGGTGATCCGACGTGGTATAAGGTTTTTAACAACCTGCGTACCATATCCGGTTACTCGAGGGAACTGAGACGGTTCTTTAAATACGAACTGTTCAGTGCGATGGGTAATGGCTTCACATTCGAGCTTGAGTCATTGATCTTTTGGTCTCTGGCCCAGGCTTGTTGTGACATTCAAGGAGTCCAGCCTGACGTATCCGTGTATGGCGACGATTTAATCGTTCCTGTCGAGGTGATACCTCTCATGGAACGTGTCTTCGCTTATGCTGGCTTTACGTTCAATCGGAGTAAGACCTTCAGTACAACTGAGGGCCCTCTGTTCCGAGAGAGCTGCGGCAAGCATTACCTGGACGGTCAGGATGTAACACCGATATACGTAACAGAACGCCTCGATACCGTCGACACAGCTATCCTCTTGGCCAACAATTTGGTCAGGTGGTCGCTGAAAGACGGCAATTGGCGTGACGGTCGACTTCAGGAAGTTCATTCCTGGGTCGTTTCTCACCTTCCAGCATGGGCGCAGGAAACCTGCATCCCACTGGGCGAAGAGAATGATGGCCTCATCAAGTCATTCGATGAGGCCACACCGTCTCCCTGTTACACTTGTACACCAACTGGCACTCACGGGAAAACCCTTATGGGTTACCGGTGTCGGACAGCTACGCTCCACTCGCGTGGAAAGAAGCTGGACGATCGTGCCGGCCTCGCTGCATGGTTATATCGCAAGTCCTTCAAAGTGTTCTCTTTTGAGAACACCCTTCCGGACTGGCATGTGCCTTTTGCAGACGAGGGCTACAAGGTCGGTACTCGCTACGTCTCGTTAAAACGAGGCCAACGAGTTGCTCCTCATTGGGCAAACCTAGGCCCTTGGGCCTAGGCGTGCGGGTTACCTTCAATTGATTTAGACGTCCAGGATGGACAACTTTCTCTCTAATGAAGATACCCTTTACCAGATGGGTCGCTACCTTATAGCGGGG